GGCAGTAGTGATATGTCTGATGTAATGGCCCGTAAGATTGCCGCCGCATAGTCAGGTGACGTTAATGCTTACAGAAGGCTTAGAGCAAAAAAGTAGTTGACAAGTATAGTTAAAGATTGTATTATTTCAACTATGCAAAATATAGTAAACAATACAGTAAAATATGATTTTAAGTTGCGGATCGCCGGTGACGGCCCGACCTCGCTGTATAGGTGCATCAACTTAATTATATTAGCCCAAGATACCATTAAAAAGTGTCTTGGGCTTTTTTGTTTTCTCTCAGGGAGATTGAGGCCGTCCCCAATAACACTGCCAAGATCGGTGGATATTGAAAAACAGGTTCAATGTCATAAAATGAATGTGTAATGAAAATTACTACCTTTTTAAGTGACCTAAGTTTTATAAGGATAAAAATCTGGTCAAATCTATAATGATGTTAAAAATAACATTATGTCTGGCCCACAAAACAAAAAGGCTGATGGAGTGGTTCGAGTATACTTTACAAATAACTCGCCTGATAATATGAGAGAAAAGACTAATCTTGTTTGAATGTGTAATGTGCAAGGCAAAGAACAAAAGTAAAAACCAGCCAGAAAGCACAGCCCACAGAACTACAGCAAAGGCAACAAGTCTTATAGATGACTTAAGGGCCTCAAGATTGGTCTGTCTCTTTTCTCTTCTTCTTTATTTTAGTATTTTAGTGTTTTTCTTTTTGTAAAATTCTACTGATATATTTTTTATAAATTTAATAGTGTGTTGTTTACACATTTAAACATAAATACGAACAACATAAGTAAATAATATTACTTGACTTTTGTATTGTTCTTAATTAATATAAAAGCATAAAAAATATATCCTTGTGGGATATCAAGATAATTTAGAACCTTGGGGGTTCATTAAAATGGCCCCAAAGTTTTAAAAGGGGCAAAAACAATATACGTTTTGCCCCTTTTCTTTTTTAAGAAAGGACAAAACAAATTCTTAAAGGAGATTTATTATGGGAAACATCTGGGAACATCCATCCATTGTGGCTATGGAAGCGTTAACGCACCTTGAAGACGCACTAATTATTGCACCTCTTGCAACTAAGGACAAAACTTCAGACTTTACATCCAGATCAAACGGTTGGAAAGTTGGCGATACGGTTTCTTTTCGTACACATGGTGAGTATGATGTAAATGAATTTACTGGTGCTGGTCCTATCACTACTCAGTCCATTAGTACATCCACCCGTCCGATGACAATCGAAAAGCATCTTGACGTTTCTGTTGAAGTTACTGCAAGAGAACAAGCACTTGATCTTGATTCTTTTATTGATCAGGTAATTCGTCCTGCTACTTATAAGCTTGCAGAAAGTGTTGATGCTTATATTGGTACAAAGATCCTTCATGCCGCAGGTGCTTATTATGCCGCACAAGATACTGGAGCTTCCACTCTTTTTACCACTGCCGCAGATATCGCCCTTGCACGAAAGGCCGCAATTCTTCAGCAGTTGTCCATGAATCGTTTTTGTCTTGTGGATCTTGATCTTGAGGCAACTCTCCTTGGACAGACTTGGTTTAACCAGTCCCAGACCAGGGGCGGTGACGGTGAAACTACTCTCCGTAATGCTGACATGGGCCGTGTAATGGGAATGGATTTTTATTCCAGTATTGCATTTCCTACTGAGTCTGCCGCTTATACGGTTGGTACTTTTGTTTCTACTCTTGATAATGGTGCAGGTGGAACCACTAATAACAAAATTGGAAGCTCTACTCTTACAGTTGATGTAATTACTGGTGCTCTTACTCTTGTTAAGGGTGATCGTCTTAAAATTGCTGGTGCAAAACGCCCTGTGATCGTCAAGACTGCTGTTGCTGATGCTGGCTCTGCTTCTGGGTCATCTATTACAACCATCGATCTTGTAGACCCTATTACAGAGGTTCTTGCTGATGGTGCGGCTGTTACTGTCCTTGCTTCAGGCAAAAATGTTATTCATCATGGTGCAATTTTTGATGATCGTTCTCTTGCAGTAGCATTTCCGATGCTTGATATTCCTGAAGATCGTACTGCCGCTACCGCTTCTAATAACGGCGTAAGTATTCGTATTGTAAAGGGATATGATCTTAGTACCAAGAAAACCACGATGTCTCTTGACCTGTTGGTTGGTGCATTTTGTCTTGATCCAAGGCGTATTACTTTGATCGGTGATAAAACTGCATAAATAACATTATTCCCCCTAAATTAATTTTTAGGGGGAATAAACATAAGGAGATATTATGAGACTATATAAAGATGGAAAGTGCATGATGTTTGTGGATGCTGATCAAGTGCAGATTTGTCTGGATGCTGGATGGAGTGAAGTAGATGAAGTTGCAAAAGCAAAAGCTATTGAAGATGCTGAGGAAGCAAAAGCAAAAGCTATTGAAGATGCTAAAACTCTTCTTGAGGAAAATGAGGAAGCAGATGAATTTTTTGATTCTAATGACACATCTTCCGCCCCAAGAAAAATTCTAAAAATTAAAACTAAGAAATAAAAGGCAACCATGTTAGATAATACTTTAGGCGGGGTAAATTCTAATTCATACGTCACATTAATTGAAGCAGAAGATTATTTTGAAGATCGAATGCATTCTTCAGCTTGGACTAATGTAACCGACCAAGAGCCTTTTTTAATTTCTGCCTCAAGAATGTTAGATTGGTATGTTAAATGGAAAGGATCTAAGACCACTTCTGAGCAGTCAATGCTATGGCCCAGAATTGGTGTAGTAAGATCTGATGGAACAGTTATTGACAGCAATATTATCCCGTCTGAAGTAAAGATTGCTGTTTTTGAGTTAGCTTTTTCAAATATTAATAATGACAGAACTTTGGAAGATCCTCTTGCTGGTATTGGGCAGATTCAAGCGGGTTCTCTCATGATCAAAGCAGGGGCAGAGAAGCCGAACAATACTAATGCTAAACTTGTGCCCTCACACGTTTTAAACATCGTCTCAGACCTTTATAACAGAGGTAGTGTTGTGCGTTTGGTGAGAGGTTAGTATGGCCCAACTTAAAAATATCTTTGAAAAAGCTGTTGAGATTATTTTTGGTGTTTTCAACGAAGCTGTTAAAACTGGAATTTTTACACAAGTTACAGATGATGGTTTTGGAGATTCAAGCTCTGTCACTGATACAATAAGATGTATTTTTGAAAAGTTTTATGCAAAAGATGTTGAATTGTTATCTTTTTCAGAATTAATCCAACCACAAGATATTAAGGGGTTAATGCCAGTAGTAGATTTAATTAATTGTACAATGGATACACAGACTTATATCATGTTTGGTACAGATAAATACTCTGTAGAAGGTTTTGAACTTGATCCGATGGATATAATTTACACTCTTCTTTTAAGAAAGGTATAAAATGAAATTACCTGAATTTATACAAAAATTAAAAAAAGCAAGTGAACATTCAGTTTTAAAAGCTAATGTTTCCAGACTTTTGTATAAAAAAGATAATGAAATTATTGCCCTTTTAAAAGAACATTCCCCTTATGACCCTGAAGGTGGTTCCCCACATTTTAAAGATCAATGGATGGCTTCAAAGTTGAAATATGGATCTTCAAAGGTATTAGCACAGCTTATTGTTGTAAATAAAACCCCTATTTATGGACGATTTATGGTTGAAGGTGCTGAGTTAAGAAAAGCTCCTTGGTATTACCCCCATAAAAAAAATGATTCAAAACGTACGGGGAAACTAAATGTTTTTGACGGGAAAGTTTGGGCTGGTGGATTAAACCCTGGACATGATAAAACATTTGGCGGGCCAATTACGCAAGTTTTGTCTAAGGTTTCAGATAAAATTGTACAGGAAATTTCGGATGACTTTGTAAAGGGGTTCATATGAATATCCGAGAAGATGCTTTATTAGAATTATACACAAGAATAAAAGCTAATAAAACAGAGATTGGCTTAAAATCTTTCAAGAGAACTCCTACTGAACCAATAAATGATAAAGACATGCCTTGTCTTGTCATGCTTGAAGGTAATGATAATATTATGTCACATTCAAGTAAAAATAATACGGGGTATCCAGTAAGACGTGCGCTATCTGTTACTTTAGAATTAATCACAACCAAAAAAACAGATATAAAAACAATGTTGCGAATTTTGCGTAAAGTTGTTTTTACTGAAAGAGGTTCCGATCCTCCATTTTATAATGCTCGTTTATTTTTAGATGGTAGAGCGGCACTTATTCAAGAAAATAGAACAGAAGGTCCAAATGGATATGGTTTGCCTGATGTTTTAGGAATGAGTTTAGTGTTAGAATTGGTTTACTCAGATGATTTATAAGA